AACGTCTGAGCGTAGCGTATTTTTCAAAAACAATACATATACAGATAAAGTCTATAACAAGGCTATTGACGATATGATCAAAGATCCAGAAAGATAATGGCATTCACAATGAAAACTAATATACCTTCATTATTAGGTATTAATGCGGAACTCAGTACTTACTCTGTTCCAGTTTTTGAAAAGGATATGCCAGATAATATATGGGGTGCTGCCAATATAGATAGAACCATACATATAAATGATGATCTTAATAAAAAACAAAAGAAAGACGCTGTTGAGCACGAAATGGAACATATAAAACAATTCCGCAATGGTTCTGTCAGCTACGATACAAAAAATATATATTACAAGCCGTCAACCGGCAGCCCTATGCAAATTATACCTCAAAAGTCTATAAAGCTTGGAGGGCATGGGCTTCCTTGGGAAAAGGCTGTTTACGATAAAACTAAAACTTATGCCAAGTAAAAACGCACCTTCGAAAAAGAAGTCTAAAGGTTATTATGCCGAGGTAAAAAAAGGCAGTGGCACTGGCTCTAAAGCCGGAGGCGGAATGACCGCTAAGGGTGTTAAAAAATATAGAAAAGACAATCCGGGCAGTAAGCTAAAAACAGCTGTGACTACGCCTCCTTCTAAACTTAAGAAAGGAAGCAAAGCCTGGAAACGAAGAAAATCATTCTGCGCGAGGTCTAAGAGCTGGACTTCAGAAAGAGGTAAAGCTGCGCGGAGAAAATGGAATTGTTAATATTATGAGATCAAAAGGACTTGGTGACGACATTCACAGGTTTACCACAGCTACTGGTATTAAGAAAGCTGTAGATTTTATGTCAAAAGGATTAAATATACCATGCGGATGTGAGGGGCGCCGCGAGGCTATGAACGCGATATTCCCTCGCAAATACAAAAATTAAAAATATGGCAACTAAACAAGAAAAAAAAGTAGCTAAGCAAAAAGCAATAGAGGGCGGAATGCCGTCTGATGTAGCTAGTAATGTTTTTAAAATGCAAATGGGTAAAGATAAGTCCGGTATAGATAGCGGTCATGCATTCCCTATGAAGCAAGCATATACTATTCGTATGTCCCCAATGCTACAAACTAAAGATGAAGAAGGACAACCCCAGAATATTACAAGCGAACAGGCGATTGGCCAGACAGGTGCTTTAGGAACTTTAGAAACAACAACAAATACAGAAGTCATTCCTGGAGGGCAAGAAACAAAAAAGAGGCTTAGCTATGACGAAGCATGGGATCAAGATTTAGAAGGTATACAGGGAATGTATAAAGACAAAGCAGCTTATATAGCTGATAGAATGAGTCAGAAAAAAGCTGATCCAACTGCATACGAACTTGACCTGGCTACTAAAACAGGTGTTTCAGGAGGACCTGGTGTTATAACAATTGACAAACCGGATGAAACGGTAACAACATCAACAGAAAAGTTTACTCCTAAAATTTCAGAAGTTCAAGGCCTTACGCCAGTTGGGCAGCGTAGAGATATTAGAAGAGGGCGTATACTTTCTAGAAATATTGGTAAAATTTCAAGAAAACTTGAAAAGGCTAAAACACGCCATGGCAAAGATAGCGATAAATATAAAGCAGTACAGAGAGAACTAGATGTTTTAAACAAGCAAAGTGAGCTTAGGACTCAGCAACAAATGCAAGGTAAAACAGGCGAGCAAACCTATGATATTGATAAAATGCCAACTACTGCACAAGCCGCAGAACTCAAAAAAGCTGGCGGTGGCAGCAGTGCTAGCGCCAAGCCTACTATAGATATAGCTGGTATCATGGGCAGTGGCAAAAAATCAAATGAGTTTGGCAGATTCGGTTATCAAGCAGGCTCAATGCTAGAAAATATTGCAATGCCAATGATGAAATTTAAAAATAAAAAATCAACATATAAAAAATAAAAGTTATGCCAGGAGGAAGTAAGTCCGGTGGGGGATTAAAAACAAAAAAGTACGTCATGCAAATGGGCATGCACAGCGAAGATAGTGACACTACATTTAAGACTAAAGATCAAAGTATAATTAATGCCGGCCCAGCAGGCAGAAGAGCAGCTGCTAATCTTTCTAGGCAAAAAGCTTTAACAAAAGCAAACTCTTCTAGTTCATCATCAACTGGTTCTTATGGTTTTGACAAAAGCAAAGGGAGTGTTAGGGGGCAGCAGCGCAAAGCTGAACTAGTAAGACAAGGCAGGATTACGCCTGCTCCAGTTGTAACACCAGCCCCTTCGGTTCCAAAAGCACCAAGCGTGACTGTAAAGCCTAAAGCATCAACTCCCGCTCCTAAAAAGCAAACTAAAACAGTTAAGCCAGCAACAAAATCTATTGCTGCTCCAAAATCAAAACCTGTTTCAATTGCAACACCTAAACCTAAGGCAAGTGCATCTATTCCTACCCCAAAGCCAACCGTTGCAACAACACCGGCTAAAACCTCAAAAGTTAAAGAGTCTAAACCTAATGTTAAAAAAGCAGACAAGAACTTTTCTAAAATGGTTAAGCTTCGTACAAAAGCTAACATTATATCAGGAGACGATTCTATGTCTGACAAGAAAAAACAAAGAAAATTAGGTAGATTAAGAAAGCGATATGACAGGCAAGCGGCAAAGCACAAACAAAACCGCCCTTCTATTGGTGATGCTTATAAAGTAAACTTATAATGAAAAAATTACTCAGTTTAATAACTGGGGGTCTTATAAAAGACGTTGGTGGCGTAATAGATAGTTTAACAACTACTGACGAAGAAAGATTAGAAGCTAAACAAAAATTGCAAGAGCTTTTAGAAAAAGCGGATCAAGACGCGCAAAGTCAGATTACTGAGCGCTGGAAGTTGGATATGCAATCAGATTCTTTTCTTTCTAAAAACATCAGACCCTTAGTTTTAATTTATTTAACAGTTATATTTACCGTTCTATCATTTTTTGACGGTAATATAGGTGGTTTTCAAGTAGACGAAGCATATATACCTATATTCCAATCATTGCTTATTACAGTATATGGAGCGTATTTTGTAGGTCGCACTTGGGAAAAATCTAAAAAACAATAATACATGGCTAGAATTAGTACCTATTCTAAAGATCTGATCATAACTAAACAAGATAAAGTTATTGGTTCAGATGCTACTGGTTCAGTAACCAAGAATTATACTTTAGAAGGTATTGGTAAATTCTTAAGTGAGAATGGCCTTATAACAATAGGGGGTCAATCAATGTATCAATACGCTTTGATTAGGGGCGAAAAAAAATTTACTAATCAATCTGGCTCAAATGCTTTTGCAGATTTAACTTCTTTAGAATTTAGTGAAGTTGATGGAGCCGAACACAATATAGAGGATTTCATATTAGAATACGCAGGCGCTAGAATTGTTTTAATGCAAAATGACGATAAAAACAATTATGGTATATATAAGGTATCAGAGGTAATTGAGGATTCTAGTAATTTAAACTTTTATGATTTTACATTGGAGCATGTTTCTAGTAATGGCAACTTAATATTAGATAAGTATTATGCATTGTCATTTTTGGGTCAAGGTGATAAGCATGCTGAAATAGAAGTCGCAAGCCCCTCAACAGAATGGGTTTTACAACATAACCTAAACAAATTTCCTTCCGTTACCGTGGTATTATCTACAGGCCAAAAGGGATATGGAAATGTAACATATCAAAACAATAATCGATTAACCGTGCATTTTACCGCAGCAGAATCCGGTAAAGCATATATGAATTAAAAACTATGGCAATACCGTTTCTACATAATATAGATTTAAGCGATAATCAAGCGCTACACATGAGGTTACACACCGGCTCTCAGTCTCCATTTGGGGGCAGTAATGATTATCAAGTAGGCGCTGGGCAAATTTGGTTTGACTCACAGGCTAAGTATATAAAAATACATGACGGCAGCCAATTTGTAAAGGCGCCCCGGGAAATTACAATAACTACTGGATCAGGGCAAAACGAAGCAAGCACAACGCTTGGGTCTTTTCAAAATTTAAAATTAATTGAAAGCACCAATATTACTTTTACAGTTTCCACCGACGATGCTGCCGCAACCAGGACATTAACAATATCCTCGCAAGATACAACTTATGGATTGGATGTTCCAACTGCTGGTCTTACTGCTCCTGCGCCCGCCAGCAATCAACCTGGAGAAGCTAATATAACTTTAACAGATTCAAATGACACTACAACTTCAGTGCTTATTAAAGGTACTAATAAAGAAGTTGATGTTACGGGAGATGCTGCAAACGACACAATACAAATTGGTTTACCCGACAATGTTACAATAACCGGTGATTTAACAATAAATGGCGGCGAACTATTTTATCATGCTAACCATACTATAAAAAGTACTGACCCTGCAAATACAGCGGCTGGTAAAACATTAACTTTATCAGGTGGAGATGTTATTGCGGGTGGAACTGTTAATTTAACAGGCGGTGATATTACTATTCAAGGCGGTGCCGGTAAAGGAACTGGTGACGGTGGTGATATTCTGTTTAAAATAGCAAAAGCAAGTGTATCATCCGGCAGCACTGTAAACGCGCTTTCAACAGCGCTTACAATATCTGGAAATGACGGAGACGCCACATTTGCAAATAGCGTTATAATTACAGGTGACCTAACAGTTAACGGTGATACTACAAGTGTTAACGTTGAAACAATGACCGTTCAAGACCCCGTAATAGAATTAGGAGGGTTAGAAAATGGAGGGGCTTTAACAAGTAACGATTCTAAAGACAAAGGTATTTCTTTTAACTGGTTTCAAGACGGATCTCCTGGCGCTGCCAAATTAGGATTTTTCGGTTATGATGAAGACACAGGTTATTTCACATTTATACCAGACGCTACAAACACCAGCGAGGTATTTTCAGGAACACAAGGTGTTGCAGAATTAGGCGGTGTAAGAGTTCCAGACAGTGGGCTTGTGTTGCAAAATGTTGCTGTTGACTCTACTGCAACAGAATTAAATAAACTTGATTCAGACGAAGCTCCTCTTGCCGCCAATGTATTTACTGATAGCTTACAAGACAGCGATGCAATTATAATTGGCGATAGCAGTGACAGCAACACAACTAAAAAAGTTTTGCTTTCTAAAGTGGCTGAGTATGTAGATCAATCTGAAAGAAAGTCTATAAAAATCTCCGGGGGTAACAATGTTAGCACCTTTCATGTGGAGCATGGCTTTGGCACTCATTTAGTTTCGGTGCAGTTATTAGATTATGGGGACAACGGTACAGGGGCTACGTACGATCAAGTTTATGCCGATGTAACCGTAGGGACCGTCCCTTCGTCAGGTGGTACATCTACTGATGCTAACGATTATGTAAATGTTACTTTTGCTACAGCGCCTTCAGCTTCACAGGATTATATAGCTTTAGTGAGTAAATTTCCAAATTTACCATAATAATTAATTAAATAAAATATGCCAAATCGTTTTCTAAATAATATAACGATCAACGATGAGTACACTTTTCCTATTGAGGACGGTAGTGCTGATCAGGTTATAGCTACTAACGGATTAGGCGAATTAAGTTTTGTTGATCAAAGCGGTGGCACTTCTGGTGTGCTATCTATTACTGTTAAAAATATATCGGGAGGAACATTAACAGCAGGCACTGCAGTATCTGTCACTAATCCGTCTCCAACCCCACCACAAGGAATTGTTGTAGAAGTTATAGCAGCTGACTATGATAATTTTAATGATATGCCAGCAATTGGTATATTGAAACAAGACCTTAATAATGGCGCAGAGGGTGAAGCAGTAATGATGGGATCCGTTAGCCATATTAATACAAATAGTTTTAATATTAGCGATGAACTATATGTTGGCGCGAATGGAGCCTTAGTAAATTCAAAACCAACTACAGCGGGTCAGTTTATACAAAAAATAGCGGTTGTTGTTAAAAAGGATTCTTCAAATGGTGTTATAAAAGTACTTGGAGCGGGCAGATCTAACGACGTGCCGCTTCCTTTATATATAGACAACCCTAATCAACGTGTTGGTATAAGCGAACCGTCACCTTCTTCTAAACTTGAAATAGTAGATGATTTATCAGCAGCTTCTACTGTAGAATATCCTTTAACGCTTTCTGTAAAAGATGATAATAATAGTATTGATCAACAAGGAGGCGAAGGCGTAGGTATTAAATTTAAAATAGCAGGCAATGACACTACTGATCCTGGAAATAGCTTTGTAGGTGCTGGTATTGCTGCCGTCAGAGAAGTTACCACAGACGTAGACTCATCTACCGGACTAGCGTTTTCTGTTAGTCAAAATAACGAGACTTTAGATGAGGTAGTTAGAATAAACCATGATGGAAATGTTGGGATTCTTGAACCAACCCCGGCGCACCCTTTGCATATAACTAAAAATTTAACTGGCCTCTCCGAATCATCCAGCCAATTAAAGATAGCATATGACTCAACATTCAAGTTAGGAATTTCACATAGAGGCTATTTTTTTGGACCATCTAATAATGATTATAGGTTTTATAGGGACACTGATCTTCAAATGATTATTGCAGGCTTTTCTGGCAACTCAAACTATGGATATGTTGGTATAGGAACGAATAATCCCGAAAGAGACTTGCATCTTAAAAAAGAAACAGATGGAGGGCAGGTAAGAGCTGAAGTAAATAATACAAGTAATACCGCAAATAGTCATGGAGTAGTCTCAATTTATACAGGAGGTGATGATGCAGGAGATCCTTTTGTGCATTGGAAAGTCAACTCTAACCCCGGAACGGACTGGTCAATGGGTATTGACAACTCTTCTTCTGATAAACTAAAAATATCAAAAAACTTTGGCCCGGGAACAAACGATTATTTAACAATAACAACCGCTGGATTAGTAGGGATTGGAACCCCTGACCCCGATCAAAAACTTCACGTAAATAACGGTTTTTTAAAAGTACAACCTCCCGATATATCAGGAACAACACCGCCTTCAATTACCATAAGCTCACTTACAAACGAGTATCAATCTGGAATGCAGTCAAGTGGTCACCTGACAATGAAATCAGGTAGTAGCTCAAATTTCTATTGGTATAAAGGAAGCACGTCTATAATGTATTACACAGACGCTCTTTATGTAAATAAATTAGTAGACAAAGATTCTACCAATTATTATTTAGACCCAGGAAATCTAACAACTTCATTAAAAGTTGCTGGTAATATAGAGCACAGCGGTCTTACAATGAGTTCTGGTACAGATGTTGATCAGCTCAAAACAGTTAATATGACTTTTCAATTAACAGCTAATACATGGACAGATACCGGAATTAATTATACTGATTTATCTACAGGGACTTATGCTGTGCAAGTATATGTAGATGATCATAATGTAAACGGTAACCATTACGATGAGTACTATTCTGGAATGATGTCTTGGATAGGTAATTCAACTACTAATAGCACGATGGTAGATGAAATACCACTACACAGAGCCGGTCATGCGCCAAATATCGGTGATATACAACTTAGAACCCAAAGGCACAGTGTTTCTGCGGGGGTTCATTTAATGCTACAAGTGAAACACAGCATGACCTATACAGCAGCTCTTAATAATACAGATGGCAGACGCATGACATTTAAATTTAGAAGATTAATATAATATGGCAATAAAATTTGACAATATAGAGGCTATTAACCTGCAGAACCATGCGGGCACAAATGTATTAAGTTTAAATTCAAGTAATACAAATGCTTTGTTTTCCGGCAATGTTGGTATAGGAATGACAGGTACGCCATCGGGTAAACTCCATGTAAAGGGATCCCCCTCTGGAGCATCACCTTATGCTTTAACAGTCGGTGTAAATATAGAAAGTGACGAAATTTCTGGAATTAATATTTTATCCCCAAACGATGGCTATGGTAGAATTTATTTTGGTGCACCTATAAGTAATACCGCAGGTGCTGTTGAATATATACATAACGCTACAGCTGCAAGTGGCTATATGAAACTAAGAGCAGGCGGTGGCGATCAAGTTTTTATTCTTGGCACAGGAAAAGTTGGCATTGGAACCGGCGCAAATGTTGATGAAAAATTGCATATTCAAGGGAGTATTGATAATGATGATATTGCAATAAAAATAGAAAATGAATCTAATGATGGTTCTGCATCAACGCCTCCAAGCGCAGCGGTTCTTTTTCAAACTGCATCAAGTAATGGTTATGTTCGAGTTTTTGGGGCTCCGGCGCATACAGCCGCAAATCATAAAATGGATATTGGGTCAACTGCAGGCGCCAGTTATTTAACTTTTTCACCAAGTACTACAGAAAAAATGCGGATTGCTAGTAACGGGTATGTTGGTATTGGGCAAACAGACCCTTCTAGGCTTTTGCACTTAAAAGCTGATTCAGCAGCTGCAATAATAACGTTGCAAAGAGGCAATGTTAATTCAAGCGGGTCATATGGTGCATTGCAATGGACAGCCTCTGACAATCATACAGTTTCAGCTATTGACGCAAGAGCTGATGGTAATAATGAAGGAGCTCATTTATTATTTCATACAACAAGCGCAGCTTCAGCAGACAATCCTTATGGCATCAGTGAACGCATGCGTATTACAAGCGATGGTAATGTTGAAATAGGTGATAAAAATTATGCTTATTCAGCAGACAACTACCATATAGCTTTAAAAAGCACAGTAAGTAGCCAAGATCAAACCACTTATCTTAGTAATATTGAGGGCACTATGGTTATAAGTGCTGGTGGTTATTATTATGGCGCATCAAGAAGACAATTAAACGCATCTAATACAATTTATGGGGGTCTAAGGCTTGCTGAAGATGGAGATTTTAGATTAGAGTCTATTTCAGGGGCAACAGCGGGCAGCAACACAGCCGAAGCTAGTACTACATTTAACGTGAATAGTACTGGCGTTACTACTAGTTACGGAACTTATATAAGAAGTCAATACGACGGCAACAACTATGCTCAAATAGAAAACAATAGTGGTGGGGGCGTTTTAAAGGCTGTAGACGGCGGGTCAACAACCGTTATGTTTAGATCATACGGTGATTCTTATATAACAAATGATCTTATTCTTGGAGGAACGAGTCCTGATGAAAAGTTTCATGTTGTAGGAAATGCAAGAGTAACTAGTAGGTTATACAATACGCAACATACAAGTTCTTCTTTATTTGCTGGCAATTGGTATAGAATAGTAGAAATAACAGGAGGGTCTGGAAGAGGTAAATGCGAGTTTTCAATAGGCGGAGGCGGCAGCAACGGAACACCATCTCTTGTAAAAGCTACAGTTAATACAGCTTGGAATAATGCAAACTCTACAATAAAAGTAGACTTTAACAGTAAAAGTAGTGCGTTTTCTGAATTTAGAGTTGTTAGAAACTCAAGCTCCAATAGATCTTTTGTGGACGTTAAGCTTGGAGGTGCCGAAGATAGTGTGCTACTCCAGGTTTATCCAATAGCATGGGACAGCGCATATGCTGTAGATTTTACACAGGTTACAACTTTACCAAGTGGAGACAGTGTTGAAACAAGTGTTCCTTTAACAAATACTGCTTTTGCAATAGCTAATAATAACGGCAGTGATGTAGATCCTGTATTTAAAGTAGATATGGATTCTAAAGTTCACGCTGAAGAGTTTATAGGCCAGAGAGTTATTGTTAATGGAAATGCTTATCACGGCACTACAAACACTTTGTTTGCTTTGTATTCCACGGGAGCGGGCATGTCTAGTTATACAGGTCCTAGCAACTTCTACCATGCTTACGCAGCCATAATAATGCCTTTTAATGGAGTTGTTGAAAAAGTAATTATAAAAAATGTAAGATATTCGAGCTATACATCAGGCCCCTCTGCGTCTGGAACGGCTAAAATACAATTAGGCCAATATGATAGCTCATATGCTCCTAAGGATTACGACTCAGGAAATGTTTCGTTTACAGCGGCTGCTAACGTTTCAATGACATTTAGCCCAAACGAAGCCTATAATGAAGGGACACATTTTAGAGTGTTTTTTTATTCTTCAGCAGTATGGAGATATATAACATACCAAATTATTCTAAAACAAACTAGTTAATAAATAAAAAAATGGCAAATACATACGCTTGGACAATAAATAAACTTGATGTTCGTCCAACTCAAGATTCACTTTCAGATATAGTATATAATATACACTGGACTTATACGGCTACATCAGATCAAGTAGATTCGGATGGTAACGCTTACACAGCTCAAGCTATCGGAACATCTTCTGTAGCGGCACCAGATCCTGATAATTTTACAGCTTTTGCTGATTTAACACAATCACAGGTTGAAGGGTGGTTAACTACAGATGGTAGTTTGGAAAACATAGGAGACCACGTAGACTCTATTATTGAAGAGAAAATAACACCTACAAGCGAAGCTAAGGATGTACCTTGGTAAAAAATAAACAAAACAAGTAATTATTTAATGTATAGATAATCAGTTTAATTAAATATAATTATTATGCCAAAAATTAAAGATGAGCAGCTTGAAAAGTTGCAAGAAAAAGTAAATCAATTAAATCAAATCCAATTGCAAATAGGTAGTATTGAAACGCAAAAGCACGGCTTATTGCATCAATCTTCTGAATTACAAGATGGGTTAAAAGAGTTCCAACTGGAATTAGAAAAAGAATATGGTACAATCACCATAAATCTAGCTGATGGAACTTACGAAGAAATAACCGAAGAAAATGAATCTGATAAGGAAGATTAGTATCGGTAGAGACTATAAAAACGAAGCTATGCATTACTCCGTAGGTCAAGAGGTCTACGGAGGGCATACTATTTGTGATATAATCGAAGTCGACGATAAATATAGTATATATATTAAAAAAAATAACGAAGTATTACCATGGAAAGATTTTAATAAGAACATGGGAATAGCTGTAGAATACAACCTAGAATATTAATGCGAAGTATATTTAATTTTATTATAGCCCCAAAAGAGGATAGATACAATAATAAAAAATCTATAGGCAATAAAGAATTAATATTAAATACCGAAATATCTGATCATAAGTATGTAAGCAGAAATGGTGTTGTTCTTGAAACACCGCTTGAAGTAAAGACAGATATTAAAAAAGGCGATGAAGTTATATTACATCATAATGTTTTTAGAAGATGGTATGATGTCCGCGGTAAAGAAAGAAACGGCCGCGCTTTTTTAGAAGAAGATAAATACTTTGTTGATGCCGAACAAATATTTCTATATAAAAGAAATAAACAGTGGCAAGCGCCTAAGGGGTATTGTTTTGTAAAACCTATTCAATCAACGGATAAGTTTGACCCAAACCCTGAAAGACCTTTAATAGGTACGATAAAGTTTGTTGATAAAGAGCTTCAAAAAAACGGTATTAAAAAAAATGATCTTATAGGCTTTACGCCTGATAGCGAATATGAATTTGTTGTTGATGGTGAAAGAATGTATAGGGTCCGAACTAATTCAATTTCTATTAAATATGAATATCAAGGAGACGAAACAGAATATAATCCGAGCTGGCTACAAAGCGGTTGATGAACTTATACATGTTGCAGAGGAAAAAATCATAACAAATACAGAAGATGATATATCTGCAGACAGGCTTAAGAATGCAGCAGCAACCAAGAAGCTTGCGATATTTGACGCGTTTGAAATTCTAAATAGAATAGAAGAAGAAAAAGCAATACTGTTAAACAAACCTAAAGAAGAAAAAAAAGAAGCATTTAGCGGTTTTGCAGAAAAAAGATCAAGGTAATGTACGAGCAAACTTTATTTAAGGTTATTGAACCTATTAAAATAAACACGCTCAAACGACATAACAAAGCGCGTAGATGGAAGTATGGTTACGACAAAGAAAATGATGTTGTAGTTATTAGTAAGACAGGACAAATTGGCGATGTGTATAGCATACAAAATTTAAAGATTGCGTTGCCTCCTATGCCCACGAAGATCACTAAAGGTAAAAATAAATGGGATAAAAGCGAATATCCTAAAGAGTTAAATAGAATAAAAACAATCTTTGACTGGAAAAGCTATCCAGAAGAGTTCAAAGATCAATGGGAACCATATATAGATGAAGAGTTTAAAAGACGCGATGAAGGTCATTGGTTCTATAACAAGGACAAGCCTACTTATATTACTGGTACTCATTACATGTACTTGCAGTGGAGTAAGATTGACGTTGGGGCCCCTGAATTTAGAGAAGCAAACAGATTATTCTTTATATTTTGGGAAGCATGCAAAGCCGATTCACGGTGTTATGGAATGTGCTATCTCAAAAACCGACGCTCTGGTTTTTCATTCATGGCATCATCAGAAGCTGTTAACATGGCAACAATATCATCCGACGCACGGTTTGGTATACTGTCCAAATCCGGGGCTGACGCTAAAAAGATGTTCACAGATAAAGTTGTTCCAATATCCGTTAATTATCCGTTCTTTTTCAAACCCATCCAGGACGGAATGGACCGCCCCAAAACCGAGCTTGCATATAGAGTACCCGCTTCAAAACTCACGCGTAAATCTATACAGTCAGGGCAGACGCGGGAAGAGCTACAAGGGCTCGATACAACAATCGACTGGAAGAACACGGGTGACAACTCCTACGACGGTGAAAAACTCAAACTCCTCGTACATGACGAATCGGGTAAATGGGAACGGCCGGACAACATCCTCAACAACTGGCGAGTTACGAAGACAACGCTAAGGTTAGGTAGTAGGATTATAGGTAAGTGCATGATGGGGTCTACAAGCAACGCTTTGGATAAAGGGGGAGAAAATTTTAAAAAATTATACTATGACTCGGACGTTACAAAGCGAAACGCCAATGGACAGACTCGCTCAGGATTATATTCTTTGTTCATGCCTATGGAATGGAACTACGAAGGATTCATTGATTCTTATGGAAACCCTGTCTTTGATACGCCGAAAAAATCGGTTGAGGGACCGCACGGAGACTTTATTGAGATCGGAGTTATAGATCATTGGAACAATGAAGTTGATGGGTTAAAAGGCGACCAGGATGCTTTAAACGAGCTCTATCGCCAGTTCCCGCGTACGGAAGAACACGCATTTAGAGACGAAACGCAAAATAGTATATTTAACCTTGCGAAAATATACGAACAAATAGATTACAACGACGATGTATATTCGTCGGCGGGTATAACACAGGGAAGCTTTAGCTGGGCCGATGGTATTAAAGATAGTAAAGTAATATTTAACCCAAACCAAAACGGTAGGTTTAAAGTTAGCTGGGTTCCGCCTACAAATCTACAAAACCGCGTAATAGAGAAAAGAGGGGTGCTTTACCCTGCTAATGAACATATTGGTGCATTTGGCTGTGACTCATATGATATATCAGGAACGACAGACGGTAAAGGATCAAAAGGCGCTTTGCACGGGTTGACTAAGTTTAATATGGACGAAGCTCCATCTAATATGTTTTTTCTTGAATATGTTGCACGACCTCAAACAGCTGAAATGTTTTTTGAAGATGTGCTTATGGCATTACACTTTTACGGTATGCCGATACTTGCAGAAAATAACAAACCTAGATTATTGTATTATTTAAAGCGCAGAGGTTACAGGAAGTTTTCAATAAACAGACCTGATAAAGCATTTAATAAATTGTCTGCTGCTGAAAAAGAAATAGGCGGAATGCCAAACTCAAGTGAAGATATTAAACAGGCTCATGCCGCAGCAATAGAATCTTATATACAAAAATATGTAGGATTGCAACAAGACGGCTCATATGGACAAATGTATTTTAATGCTACATTAAACGACTGGGCTAAATACGATTTAGCTAAAAGAACTAAGTTTGATGCTGCAATAAGCTCCGGGCTTGCTATTATGGCTTGCAATAGACATATGTATGCTCCGAATCAAGAAAGACAAAAAATAAACCTAAGTTTTAATATAGCTAAATATAAAAACGAAGGTATAAAATCAAAACTAATAAAAAATTATGGCTGAATCCGTTTCAAAAAGTCATTTTCCAAGTCAAACGCTTAGCGATATTGAAAAAGCTAGTTCAAAGTTTGGGCTAAACGTAGCTAAAGCAATTGAGCACGAATGGTTTAAAAGAGATTCATCAGGTAATCGTTTTTATATTAATCAGAATTCTTATCATAAGTTAAGACTGTATGCGCGTGGTGAGCAATCCGTACAAAAATATAAAGACGAGTTATCAATTAATGGTGATTTGTCTTATCTTAATTTAGATTGGAAGCCTGTACCTATTATACCTAAATTTGTAGATATAGTTGTTAATGGTATGGCTAATAGAACTTATGATATAAAAGCATACTCACAAGATCCATTTGGCGTTGAGAAACGTACTCAATATATGGAAAGTATACTTCGTGATATGCAAGCAAAGGAACTCGATGCCTACATACAACAAGAGTTTGGCATAAATACGCAAGAAAGCGGGTTATCAGATTTGCCTGCAAATCAAGAAGAGTTGGATTTGCATATGCAGCTAAACTATAAAGAAGCTATAGAAATTGCAGAAGAACAAGCAATTACAGTTACCTTTGAAAAAAATAGATACGAGCTTACTAAAAAACGTTTTTATTACGATTTAGCAGTATTAGGTATAGCTGCTGTAAAAACAACGTATACAAACTCTGAGGGTATTAAAATAGAATATGTTGACCCTACAAACTTAGTTTATTCATATACTGAATCTCCTTATTTTGATGATGTATATTATATAGGTGAAATAAAAACAATACCGTTAAACGAATTAAAAAAGCAATTTCCTGATTTAACCAATGAAGAATTAGAAAAGCTTAATTCAAAAGGATATTCAAATTATAAAGCATATAATAAGTTTAATCCTGATTCAAATAAAAGCGACATTAACACGGTAGATGTATTGTATTTTAATTATAAAACATTTCACAATGAAATTTATAAGCTAAAGAATACAGCTACAGGCGCAGAAAAAATTATAGTAAAAGATGAAAATTTTAATCCGCCCATTGATCCCCGTGCTAGATTTGAAAGATTAGCTAGAAACATTGAGGTACTTTATGAAGGCGCATATATACCAGGTGCTAATGTATTATTGAAATGGCAGCTATGTGAAAATATGCTGCGTCCAAAGAGTGATGCCGCGAAAGTTAGAATGAATTATTCTATAGTCGCGCCGAGAATGTACAACGGACGGATAGAATCATTAGTTAGTCGGATTACTACATTTGCGGACATGATACAGCTTACACACTTGAAGCTGCAACAAGTAATGTCAAGAATGGTACCAGACGGTGTTTATTTAGATGCGGACGGTCTTGCTGAAATTGATTTGGGTAATGGTACAAATTATAGCCCGCAAGAAGCGCTAAACATGTTCTTCCAAACTGGTTCCGTAATTGGTAGGTCATTTACGTCTGATGGTGATATGAACCCAGGTAAAGTGCCTATTCAAGAAATTAATTCAAATAGTGGTAGCAATAAGATAGCTTCGCTTGTAAGTACGTATAACTATTATTTACAAATGATGAGAGATGCTACAGGATTAAACGAAGCAAGAGACGGGACATCACCTGATCCGAAAGCGCTAGTAGGCGTGCAAAAGTTAGCAGCCGCAAACAGCAATACTGCTACACGTCATATATTGCAAAGTGGTTTATTCTTAACTGCAGAAACAGCTGAAAAAATATCGCTGCGTATTGCTGATGTAATCGAATATTCACCAGCTAAAGAGGCATTTATACAGTCAATTGGTATTCATAATGTAGCAACGTTATCGGAGCTTAGTGAACTACACATACATGACTTTGGTATATTTATTGATTTGATGCCCGATGAAGAAGAGGCACAAAAGCTTGAAAACAATATACAAGCAGCATTAAGTGCTGGCCTTATTGAATTAGAAGACGCTATTGATTTACGCGAAATTAAAAACGTACAGCTAGCAAATCAAATGCTAAAAATACGTAGAAAGAAAAAGCTTGAGCGCGATCAACAAATGCAACAGCAAAATATTCAAGCACAATCGGAGGCTAATGCCCAGGCACAACAAGTGGCTGCGCAAGCGGAGGTTCAAAAACAACAAGCTTTAACAGCGCAAAAAGCAGAGCTTAAACAGTTAGAATCACAACTTGAGATGCAAAGACTGGCTAATGAAGCTCAGCTTAAGAAAGATTTGATGCAGCTTGAATTTCAAATGAACATGCAGCTAAAAGGGCTAGAAGTTGAAACCACTAAAGCCGCAATTAAAGAAAAAGAAGATCGCAAAGACGACCGAACAAAAATACAAGCATCGCAGCAAAGCGAGCTTATTAGCCAAAGAAAAAACAATTTGCCGCCAAAAGTATTTGAATCTGCAGGAAATGACATACTTAGCGGTGATTTTGACTTAGGTTCTTTTGAACCCAAGTAATGTATAGTGTATAATCTTATAATATTTTATTATGTCTGAAAACATAGAAGCAAAAGTTGTTGAAAGCGAAGAGCTATCAATACAAGAAAAAGAACAACTTGTGCAGGAAAAAGCAGGTGCTACATTTGAAGATGGAGTGCATAAAGTTGATTTAACTCAACCACCTGCAAGTGAACAAAAACAAGAAGAAGAAAATGCCGTTCAAGAACAAGAGCCAG